ACGCTGCCCCATGTGTACAGGGTCGATTCGTCTACAGTGAAGGCTGTAATCTGCCGTGGCGGCGGTTTCGATGGCTATATAAACTCAACTAGCGTCTCAAACTATGCCCTCAACCCGGATGAAATCTATCGCATGTATTCAACGGGTCCTACTGGTGGTACGTGGAATCCTCTTTCATTTATCACAAATATCTTTACCCCGAGCACATCGCCGTAAAGTTAAGTAGCATTTACCGGTGACACTTTAACACGCGACATTAAGTTATAAAATAAAGAAATCCACGGCTTCTTTATTTTTTAACATAGAAGATAGATAGAATGGAGGCAAACTCTGGTACTACACAAGTCGTAACTGGCCTTACACAAGTAATAGTATTATGGATAGTTCTGCTGGTTGGTAACTCTCTCGCAACCTTCAATAAGGATATTACACGTAAATTCAAGACGCTCATACCTTATACGGCGGATTCGCAAGATGGTACGATTGTAATCCACCAAGATATCAATGCATACCCTACAACTGCTATCCCTGTTGGATTCTCCGTAAATGAGCCGACTGGTATTGAGTTTTCTTATTCATTTTACATTTATATTGCTCCTTCTACAATTGATAACAAGAGTGGACTCAAGCATATTATGCATAAGGGAAATCCGAGCCCCTGGCCGTTAATGGGTCCCGGCGTTTTTTTCGAGTCGATGACAAATACTCTCCGTGTTTTCATGAATACGTATGCATCCCCTTACACTTATTGCAATGTAAGTAACTTCCCGGTAAATAAGTGGGCACATATTGTTCTCAACTGCTACAAAAAGGGCCTTGATGTGTATGTGAATGGTTCTCTTGGTAGCCGTATCCCTTTTATTAATACGATCCCTTACCAAAACTACCAAGATATCATTGTTTTCTCAAACACCAGTGTAGTTTCTAATGTGCAGGCGATTAAAGCAGTGGACGGAGATTTCGGAGGTTTCAATGTAACAGGACCTGTCACGGGCAAGATAAGCAGTCTGAAATATTCGAGCTATGCTCTCTCAGTTAGTGAAATCCAGGCTCTTTTAACAAAAGGTCCGTCAAATCAACTCGCACCTACGGCAGCGGTTGCGGCGAGCCGTGGTCCGAATATCCCACCTTATCTGGCGGATGACTGGTGGGCGAACCAGCGCTAAGGTTGCTACCGACTAAGGTTGCTACCGACTAAAGTTGCTACCGACTAAGGGCGACCTATTATCTGCTAAAAGGAAGTCTCAAAGAGGATTCTTTTAATCAGTACTGGGCCTAAGGTAATCCCTTATCAACAGATAGGATTCAGGTCAGACATGCCCGGTGGAGGACTTTTAACACTTGTCGCCTATGGTGCACAAAATGTGCTTCTAAGCGGTAATCCGCAAATGACGTATTTTTACAAGGCATTCAAGCGATATTCACACTTTTCGATGGAGAATATCAGCGTTCCTCTCGAAGGGCCAAATGAACTCGCCTATGACCAACCTATTCGTATTCGTGCCAAGATTCCACGTTATGCCGAACTTCTCTCCGACATGTATTTTAGTTTCCGCATTCCGGATATATATAGTAAGTTTATCACACCTGTCCCTGGTGGGCGTACATCACAGTTTGAGTTCCAATGGGTCAAGTACCTTGGTGCGGCCATTATTCAGAATGCCGCGTTTTTCGTAGGAGGCCAAAAGATACAGGAGTTTACCGGTCAATATCTAGTATCAAAGACATACATTGATACTGACACAGACCTGTTATTCAAATGGAATCACCTTGTTGGAAATGTAGACGAGTTAAAGGATCCGAAGGAGGGAATCTTTGCAGGAGGAACGAATAACATGGGATATCCTACGGTCATAATGGACTCCACGCGAGCCGCTACGGCACAGGTGAATCGCCCCTCCATCTTTGGCCGCGATATTCATATCCCCTTGTCATTCTGGTTCACAGATTCTCCTGCAAATGCCCTTCCGCTGATTGGTCTGCAGTACCATGACTGCGAAGTTCAGTTAACACTTTCCCCTATTTCACAGCTCTATACGGTTCTAGATGCCTCCGGATATCGCGTACATCCCGAGTTTGTTATGCGAGCCCCCTACACGAATATACAAGCCAACCTTCCAGAGTATGCATCTGCCCCCGACATGAGTGGTGAAATCCGCCAGTTTTTCACGGATTTTGGATACACGGTTCCTCCTCTAGATGGCTGGTTTCTGAATGCTCGACTTCAATGTACATATATCTATTTACCCAAGGAAGAACAACAGATTTTTGCATCACGCCCCCTATCCTATCTGATATCACAAACAACAACATATCCATTTAATGGTATATTTAATCGACAACTATTGGATCTGGAAACACATAATCCTATCACCCGACTTATTATTATTCCACAAAGATCTGATTCTCTCCAACGAAATGATTTTGGCAACTTTACAAACTGGGCCTCGTACCCGTTACCGCCGTTTTTACCACCCCCTGGCCTTACACCAATGCAAAACTATCTGAACACGGGATACTCGTCGGGCTTACTTGTTCCTAGCGGGCAGCTCAATATTATTCGTGCAATCCGTGTTCTCTGTGACGGTAATGAGATACAAGAACAGAAACCGATTGATTTCTTCACAGGCATTTCGCTCTATAAATACGCGACAGGTATAGGCATGGATGGCCTCCCGATCTACACATTCGAGCTTACGAGTCCTGGAACACAGCCCTCTGGCTCAATCAATGCGAGCCGAATCCGTGTATTTCAAGTAGAGTTGGACGTGTTTCCTTTACCTGCAGGAACAACATATACGTATGATGTCAATATCTATGTGGAGAGTATTAACTGGTTTGAAGTTGTATCGGGTATGGGTGGATTGAAGTATGCCCTATAAATAGAATGACTGCGGATTACACGATTGTGATTCCATCATATAAAAGACAAAAGGTTCTGCAAGAAAAAACTCTTGCTACATTGCACAAATACAAGATTCCTAAAGATAAGATTTATGTTTTTGTTGCCAATAAGGAAGAATATGACATTTACAAGGATGCCTTAGACCCAAGCACATATGGCCATCTTATTATCGGTGTCCCAGGCCTCAGCAATGTTAGAAACTTTATTTCCAACTATTTCCCGAAAGGGAAGAAGCTGGTGAACTGTGACGATGATTTACGTGGATTCATTGAGTTTGATAAGACTAAGAAACGTCATGAAAAGGAGCTTATCGATTTAAAAGCTGTTATTGAAAGGGGGTTTAAAGAATGTGCCGCCAAGGGAGCAAATCTGTGGGGATTATACCCGAGTGCAAATGGATATTTTATGAAAGACACCGTAAGCTACGATCTCAAACACATTATCGGAAACTTTTTTGGCTACATTAACTTTAAAAATGAGCGACATTTAACAGTCACCTCTGGCTCAAAAGAAGATTATGAGCGCAGCCTTATCTTTTATAAGGAGGATGGTGTTCTTGTCAGGCTAAACTTTGTTGCGGCGAAAACGTCTATTTATACGACGCCTGGAGGATTACAGGATGGTAAGCGTGTTCAAAAAGCTCGCCAGGACGTAAAAGGGCTTATGAAAAAATACCCAGGGTTCGTTGAAATAAACACGCGACGTAAGAGTCCATTTCCAGAGATTTCTATAAAAGATAAGACACGGAAAGTTAAGCCCAATAAATAAACACATAATGGTACAGATGAACGCTATAGCAGGGGCGTTAGGATTTGTTCCATCAGCCGACCCGAAAGCATATACAAATCAGGTGACCATCACACAACAGACTACGGAAGCCATTACGGCACTAAAAACAACGGCGACAATGGTTTCAACTTTTGCGACTGCCATGACACTCATTCCTGGCGGCGACCCGGTATTTGTTCAAAAAATAAAAGATCTTGATGCAAAGGCAAAAAATGCAGTTGCAAGTACGGCAGGTAAGTCACCTGCACAGATAGCAAAAGATACTTCCGAGATTACATCTGCACTTTCGAGTCTTCAGTTGGAGAAATCAGCCCCTGTTGAAAAAACGGAGATTGAGAAGCTTCGAGATGCACTTGTTAAAATCAATGAGCGAATTGATGAGGTAGAAAAAAAGAATCTCAGTGATGATTTAATACAGCCGTATAGAGACTTGAAGGCTAAAACTGAAGGCCGTATTTCTGATCTGATTGCATTAGAAGTACAAGAACAACAAGCAAAGAAAGAAAAACCTGCTATTGAAGAATTTCAAAATGCACCTGCGTCAGATACAGTTAAAGATGATCCTCTAGACGCCCTCGATAAGTTGAATGCTGCCACTATAAAAGTGATTGAAAATGATACAAGCCCGATAGGTGTATTACGAAATATTATTTCTCACACTGGGAAAGCAATCTATTATATTTTACTTGTTGCCTGTTTATGGCTTGGCGGGGCAGCTACATCGAATACATTTTATGATAAGTCGCTTCTTGTAAAGTTGTGGTATTTTATCTATGGTGCAATTCTATTTCAAGTAACTATACCGATATACGGTATATTCTTTCCTCCTAAATGGCATGCCATATTCATACCACTTTTTGATAATAGTACATTTATTCATGATACACCCGTCATTAGTATTGTAAAGGCAGTTTTTGGATACGACACTATACGCAAGACTCGTATTCCTCAAGAGGGTGGTGATATGCCAGAGGAAGAAGATGAAGAATCCGTGCCTACAAAAGTAACTGAGGCTACAAGTGTAAAAACAGCAGGAAAGAATCTTCTCAACAGTCAACAAGCCCTTAGATATACATCTATTGGAGTCTATATAGCATTTCACACATTTTATTATGCTCTTCAATATTTTTTCTGAAAAAGACCTTAAGCTATGATGCATACTCTATATAGTGTCAATGCCCCCTAAATCACAGATTGATGGAACCTTTCCATTCGTATCAGTGGTTACGCCAACCTATAATCGTGCTAGATTCATCCCTCATCTTATTAAATGCTATAAGGAACAAACATATCCGCAGACGCGAATGGAGTGGATTATTCTTGATGATGGAACGGAACCAGTTGAGCACCTGTTCAAGGATACTGGTATTGAGAACCTTCGTTATATTCGAGAGATTGAAAAGAAGAATATCGGTGCCAAGCGAAATCGTCTAAATGATGAGGCACGCGGGGAGATTATTGTGGCAATGGATGATGATGACTATTATATGCCGACCCGTGTGGCCGCAGTTGTCAACTCATTCAAGAAGTTTCCTTCAGTGCAGTTGGCAGGATCATCCGAAGTGTTCATGTATTATTCTGATATCCAGACAATCTATCGCTTGGGACCCTATAATGCGAACCATGCAACGAATGGAACGATGGCCTGGCGTGCATCCTATAAGAAGACGCATCGGTATGATGAGACGGTAACCCATGCTGAAGAACGTTCATTCCTTGATGATTACAAGAATCAGATGATTCAGATTGATCCGATGAAGGTCATGCTCGTCATGAGTCATTCCGAGAATACCTTTGATAAGAAAAAGATGCGGGAACAAGAGAATCCATTTGTAAAGAAGACTAGCATGAAGCTGCGCGATTTCATTAAGGATTCGAGCATTAGAGAGTTTTATGCGACAGCATAACTCGGCTTTTATGCGACAGCATAACTCGGCTTCCCCCCCGAAAAGGCTAAAGAGCTCTGGTTCTCTTGTATAAGATACAATGGAGCACCATGGCGTTAAACAAATCAATATCCTTGCAGATGCGTATAAGAATGCTCTTAACTCAGATGCACCATCAACCTCCGTTCCCGATGGATTTCTCAAGAATATCAAGCTCCATATTCATCAGCAAGCGGCTATCAAAGCAATGGAATTGAAGGAGCAGTCATTAACAAGAGGGCTCGTAGTTGATGATGAAACATACTTCAGTTCCTATGCCATTTTAGGCGATTCCGTCGGTGCAGGAAAATCATTAATGGTT